GCAGGTCAAAACCGAGCGTGATAGCAGGATTGATCGGGCAAGCATGGCTACGTTGCCACCGCTTTTCCACCCAGCAGGACACCCGCCAAAGGATTGGGGGCCAGGCAGACTTTTGCCTTATCGCCGTTTGGGTGAAATTGCCTACGGACCAACCCCGCAGTTTGATCCAGGCAGCGAGCGCATTGAATCGCAGATGATTGCACAGGCTGACAAGGCTGTTGGCTTGGATATTGAAAACCCGCTTGCAGGGCTTAGGCAGCAGTTCTACGTCAACAAGTTCCTTGACCACGTTAAGGATGTTCTTTCGCTGGCGTTTAAGCTATTTCAACGAATGGGACCTGATGAGGTGTTCTTCCAAGTTACAGGCAGCCCCGACCCACAAGTGATGAACAAGGGTGATGCAGATGATAACTTCAGCATTATGGTATCGTTTGATACTAGGGAGACTGACCCAGAGGCGGTAGAGCAACAGTTGAAAAACATGGCTACCCTGATGCAGATTGACCGCAACGGGCGTATTGACGTTGATAAGTTGCTTGAGCTTCTTGCAGCCCAGATCAACCCGTTCCTTGCAGACTATGTTCTTCAGCCAGCGGAGGCAGCACAGGACAAAATGCTTAAAGATGTGTCGGATGACCTTTCCAAGATTTACTCTGGGATCGAGATGCCAGCCCGCCCGAATGGAGCGCAGTTCGCAATGCAGCTTGTCCAAGCCTACGCACAGCAGCCTGACGTTGCAGCTAGGTTGCAGAACGATGAGGCGTTTGCAGCACGGATGCAGAAATACATGGGTTCATATCAATTCCAGTTGCAACAAGCTGAAAATGCTGTAATCGGAAGAATTGGTGTAAAACCAGCATCTGTTGGCGAAGTAAGCACACAAAGCATAGCTAGATGAGACATAAAAAAGGCTATATAAACCAAGAGACAGGCTTGGTATTATGGGGTTATCAAAAAGAAAAAGCGTTATGGATGACTGTGGAAACTTATCACAGGCAAGACATAAAAGTTAAATCCAAAGCTAAGGCTAAGTATTGGGAGAACATAGAGGAATCTCGTGCAAGAATTAGAGCCGCAAGAAATAAACATAAAGAAAAAAGAAATATGGATTTTAAGGCTTGGGCTTCAAAAAACAAACACAAAATCAGGTGCAATAGAATGTTGCGAAAATATGGTATTACCAACGAGGATTACCACGCTATGCTAGAGCAACAAAAAAATGTTTGTGCTATTTGTAATAATCCACAATATGGTGGTAAGGATAGATTTTTATGTGTTGACCATTGCCATTCAACTGGTAAAGTGAGGCAGCTTTTGTGTATCAAATGCAATACAGGGCTTGGACAGTTTTTGGATAATCCAGAATTACTGAAAGAAGCAGCGAAATATCTTGAAAAGCATAAATTAAATACAAATCTATGAAGAAAGAAATGATTAAGCGTAAAGACGGCAGCGTTTCTCAGCGTGGTATGTGGGATAACATCCGTGCAGCTTCTGGTTCTGGCAAAAGACCAACCAAGGAAATGCTGAAGCAAGAGCGTAAGATTAAACGCAAGTAACCCATGAAGAAACGCTTCAAGAAAGTGGTTATCAACCCTGAGACGGGGAGAAAGAACACGATCCGCTACGGCTTGGCAGGAATGTCCAGCGATGGCAAAGATCGTATTAGACCTTCCACGAAAAAAGCCGACGCATATTGCAAGAGGTCAAATGCCATTAAAGGCGATTGGAGAGAAAATAAGAACTCACCAAACCAGTTAAGTCGGAAAAAATGGAAGTGCCGTGGTGACAAGTCCATGCGATAAACAATCCTTACTAAATTACTAATGATTCCAAGACCAACACTAGAACAATCGGTGGTTGCCCTGAGTGACCGTGACGAATACAAGACCATCCTGCACTTCATTAAGGACGAGCGTGATCGTTTCTTTTCTGATATGAGGCAGGCAGCAACCTCGGATGATGTGATGAAGCTGGCAGGTTCTATTGCGACCTGTGACGAGATTCTGCAAGTTCTTACGCCAGAAAAGAAGTGATGCTTGACAAGGTAAGCGAGTGATGCTTTCTTGTTGGGGCAGACTGGTGTCTTGTCTGTTTTGTTTTGTTGGTATCATAGCAAGAGCGTCCCGTTGGGTAAATCCAGCGGGGCGTTTCTTTTTGTGCTGGTTTGGTTTGCAACGTGCGTTTTACATTAGTGCTTGACTAATGATTATTGATTTGCTAATCATTCCTCCAGATCGCCACCGCCAAGGCGTAAACTGGTGTTAAAAACATGAAAGCAAACCAAAGCTCTATCGCTGGGGAGGATAATTCCAGTGTATCGGAAAACCTAAGTCAAGAAGCCCTAATCGCCCAACTGACCCAAGGTGCATCACAAGAAGCAGAAACAGAAGTGGAATCCGAGCAGGAAGAAACGGAAGAACTACAAGAGGAGGAGATCGAAGAATCTTCCGAAGTAGAAGAATCCGAAGAAACCGAGGAGGAGGAAACCGAAGAAGAAGCTGAAGAAATCGACCTGCTTAGTCTTGAGCCAGAGCAAATCCAAGCACTAGCGAAGAAAGGCAAGAGCCGACTTTTGGAACGGATCGGGGAACTGACCGCCCAGAAGAAAGCATTGCAGTCCCAGCTAGAGGAAGTTGGATCAAAGCAACAAGGTGTAAAGACTATCCCGCAAGACCAGAACCCGTTTGGAAAACTTCAGACCGCCGAGGAGATCAAGGCAAAGTATGATGAGTTCGAGACGACTTTGGAAACTACGGATCGCTTGTTGGAGGAATATGAGGATTACAGCCCAGATGACATCATCGAAGTTGGAAACCAACAGTTCACCAAGAAGCAAATCAAACTAGCCAACCGTAACGCAAGGGATGCGATAGCGAAATACCTACCCGCCCAAGCAGCACATCTGCAAACGCTGGAAAGCTATAAAACAGCTAATCAGCAATGGCAGCAGTTGGCAAAGCAGGAAGTGCCAGAAATCAACGACGAGGAATCGAGCGTTGGCAAGGCATACCAAGAACTTGTGAATGACCCATTGGTAAGTGAGCTGAAAGAAAAGCTGCCACACTTGGGAGTCCAAATCGAATATCTACTAGCACACGCTGCAAGGTCGAAATTTGGTTCTGTCAAAAACGTAGCGAAAGGCGCGGGATTGAAGTTGAAGGTGAAACCACCCGCTTCCCCCGTTGGAGCTGGATCGTCACGACAAGGGCAGGGTCAAAACAGCAAATATGCTGAAGCGATGAAGCGGTTTGAGCAAACTGGATCGGTCGATGATTGGGTTGCTGCACAAAAATACAAATGAGTTTGAAAATCTAAACACCTAATATCATGCCTATCTCAACTACTTATCAACCTAGCGCACCTAGCACTAGCTCCGCAACTGGCTCCGCCGTTGGCAATCGTGAGGATTTGTCCTCCATGCTGACCATGCTTGAGCCTGAACAAACTCCAATCATGTCCCTCTGCTCCAAAGCCAAGGCTTCGGGCGTTCTGCATGAGTGGGTTATCGACGGTCTTGACGCACCTTCTGCCGATGGAATTAACGAAAACTCCGATGTTACCTCGTTCAGCAACAAGTTTGCTAACCGTGGTCGCCTTGGTAACTACACGCAAATCTTCCGCAAGGACTTCCTTGTTTCCGATCTGCAAAACGCAGTTTCCAGCGTTGGTCCAGCCGACATTGCCCAAGCGAAAGCTAAAGCACTTCGTGAGATCAAACGTGACATGGAGTTTGCTATTGCATCGAACAACGACCGCCAAGCCGAAGATGGTGTGAACCCATACAAGCTGCGTGGACTTGGTGACTGGCTGGATTCCGCTGGTCCTTCCGACGTTCCTGCTGCTTACCGCACCCCATCTGGTTCGATCAAAACCTCGACCCTTACCGAAGCCACCCTTAACGACCTCCTTGGCAGCATCTTTGCCGAGACTGGCGAAATGGGCAACCTCACGATGGTCGCAAACGTGGCACTCCGTAAAGTTATCGCTAACTTCACCCGTGCTGAAGGAACGACCACCGCAACCGCATACCACGTTAATGAGGATGCAACTAGCCGTCGTATCACCCTGAGCGTGTCTCTCTTTGACACCGACTTCGGAACGATCCGTCTGGTTAATGGCAACCCTGCTTGTATGCCTACCGCAACGACCAATATCGGTTACGTTATCGATCCTAAGTATCTTGGCATTGCCAACCTCCTTCCTTTGGAGTCGGTCATGCTTGAGAACCAAGGTGCAGGCGAGCGTGGTTTTGTTAAGACGGCAGCAACGCTGGTATGCAAATCCCCACAGGCTCACGGTAAAGTGGCTTACTAATTAACCCAATAAAGAAAGAAACTAATACTAATGAGCGCATACAAACTTGTTAATAACGAATCAGCAATCCGCACTTATGTGTATGTTGCTGACATTGCTGAAATCAAAGCTAAAACGGGTGCTTCTGCCCAAGCTACCATCGGGACGATTCCTGCTGGTGGTGCAGTAGCATTTGCTTATGCTTATGAGGAAGTCGCCCTTGCTGGTGCTTCTGACATCACCCTTGACGTTGGAACTTCTTCTGCTGACCCAGATGAGTTCATTGACGCATGGGATGCCGATTCTGGCACACCTGCTTGCAACACTGGAGACGCTTGCGTTCAAGGTGCTGGCACGACGACCTACCTTGCAGGCTGGAAGCCTGTTGGTATCTCCGCAACCGCTACGCCAATTCTGGCTGAGTGGAACGGAACGACCGCTAGCTTGACCGCTGGTAAAGTCGTTGTGGTTGTCGGTGTGATTGATCCAGGCAACTTCTAATCCTAAACCCCAAGGGTGGCGGGAGGTTAAAATCTCCCGTCACCTTTCCCCTTTTCAACTATGATTTTACAACCGAGCGAAGAAGCAATGACACACGCTTTTATCCGTGAGATTATCACGGGAGAGCAGCTTAAAAGCGAGATTACGCAGAAGAAGCGTGAGATGGAGGCTGCCCAAGTAGCCAAAGAATACCGCAATAAAGGACGGCGCAAGGGGGCAAAGATGATCCACTTGGCTGAGATTCCGCAGCGTGAGTATTTGCAAATGATTCACAAATACGGCGAGGAGTGCTGGACAGATCGTGAATTCATCCGAGATTTCCAGAAACATGAGCCTACAATGGCGAGCAATAAGATTTCGATGCTGCGTGAAATTTGAGATGCTTGCTTTTTATTCCGAAAAGTTTTACCTTCTAGCCCATGCAAACCAAGAATTACACGACTGACCTGCTACCGCTGATAAAGTCGCTTTGTGGAGCGGAGTTTGCAGCTATTGAATTGCCGAGGATTAAGGCGATGATTAACAGCCGTGCAAAACGTGCGTATCGTGCGAGTGACTTTTGGCCTAGGTTTCTGGTGGTTGGAGAGCAGCGCAACGTAACGAATGGTTATGTTCCGTGGAGTCAGAACGGGCTTAGTTCGATTGACACATACATCCGTATCCACAGAACCCAGCCATTTGTTGATTCTAGCGCACAGGATTTTGACTTCTGGGTAGATAGCACAGGGGCTAAATTAATTGATGGTTCTTTGAACGCTGCTAACGCTTTTGTGACCTACAAGAAGGAAACGACTAGCGTTTATGGTGATGGTTCAAACGGCACGATTACAGCAGTCCCCGACGAGTGGTTTGAGTATCTGGCACACGGCACTTATTCAGATTGGCTAAGGGCTGAGGGGCAGATGGAGAAGGCTGTTGTTGCCGACCAAGAAGCGATGGACAAGCTAAATGACGAGCTTATCAGGATTGACGAGATGCGTTCATCTACGTTAGTCTCCACGAGAATTTCAACAAACGCCAATATGCAATCCCGCTG